ATGAAGGCCATCTACGTCGTCATCGTCAGATGGGTTAGCTCACCGATCAACCCTGCTTTGGTGGACGCGTTTATGAGCGAAGCTGGCGATTGGGTCCGAGTTACTGGCGACACTTGGCTAGTCGTTTCAGATCGTGGCCCATCCTTTATCAGGGACTTGTTTATCAAGCATCTGAGCGTGGAAGATCACTCTATGGTTTTGCCGATCAACCCTTACGCTCCCGCAGATGGATGGATGCCGCCTTGGGTATGGCAGTGGTTGAAAGACCAAGCCTCGATCCTCCATCTACCTAACGCACCTGCCCTTTCGCCGAGGCCAGCTCTTCCGCCAATACCTCCCCAGGCAACCGGCTATAGGAAGCAGGCGGGTTGGTGGCACTTACTTCATATTTGCTGCCACATGAACCAGCTGGTCTCGCAGCTTCTCGATGCCGCCCTCGAGGTCGTGGATCTTGTCGCTCTGCCGATCGACCGCAGCGGTGTGAGCACGGAAAACGGCCATTGCTTCCGTGATGGTGACCGATAGTCCGGCAACCTCTCCTGCTGCTGCATTGAGAGCGGTAGGGTCTACGATGACGGCTGCCACAGCTGCCTGCCCATCCTTCACCGATGGAGCCGCGTTCTGCCCCTGCCACAATCCCAAGTAGCGAACACCGAAGATAAGCGCCAGCACTACGGCAAAGACGACGAGCGCCAAGGGCTGGCCGGCCAGCGTATCAAGAAGCTTTTCCATTCCGCGTTTCCCCTTGGTCGTGCGCAGCGCGGTGAATGTTGACCAGCTCGCCGATGCCGAAGAGCGGATAGATGGCTAGCCAGGTGCTGACGACGCCAGAGGTGGCAAAGCCGTAGACGATTCCGAACCAAATCATGCAACCGATGCCGGCAGACACCTGGCGGATCATTGGCGTAACGTGTTTGCGGGCGCCGTTCACGATGAGGCCGCCGATCCGAGCAACGCCGAGGATCACCATCAGCCAGCCCAAGCGCGCCTCTGATTCCTGAAAGATGCCGCGGAAACCTGCCCATGCTGGTTGTTCGAAGAGGCCCGGCGTCATCACCAGGACGACGCCGAATAGGGCTGTGTGGAAGGCCATGAACCATTCCATCATGCGAGGGCCGAACCGATGCTGGATCTGAATCCAGAGGCCAGGCCCGGCGTGCGGGACTTGGCTCATGGCTGCGGCGCCCGGCCGATCAAAACGTCGCCATTCGGCATGACCGTGCCGGGAGGGACCGGAAGCTTCGGCGTCAGCAACTGATCGAGCGTCGCGCGGCCAACGTCGGTAGCAGCGTCGATTCCAAACTTCACCAGAGCATCAGGCACGGACTGTTCGACGTAGCCGCGGGCAGCCGCCAGGAGCCGATCAGTAGGCTGGCCTTGCACCCACCCCATCCGCTGTATGGCGAAAAGAATGCCGTTCAGCAGCGCGGATTGAAGCGCAGCGCGATGCTGGGCCTCAACATCAATCCCCGTCTTCTGCTTGAGGAAGGCCAGGCCGATTCCGACCAGCGTGGTGACGACCAGGCCGAAGATCGGCACCAGAGCAACAATCAGCTCGGACAGAAAGCTCGGCTGCGTAACGACGACAGGATCTGTCGCTACGGCCTGGGCGAAGGCCGCCGCCGGATAGATGGCAAGCACGGCAACGAACATGAGGGCAGCAAACATCGCCGCCTGCTTAAGCAGTCGCATGGGTAGTCTCCGTTGATGTGAGGGGTTTGCGCTAGAGCGCGGCTTCAAGCGCGTCGAGTTCGGCGCGGATGATCTGGATATGCTGGCGGACCCTGATGTCGGACTTGACGGGCTTGGGTTCCGGTGCGGGAGTGCCGACAGCAGGTTGGTCGGCCATCTTCATGGCCAGCACTCGGACACCATCGACGCGCTTTTTCCAGCCGCGACCGAACACAGGGTAAGTCGACAAGCGCTCGAGGAATGCCAGGCGCTGCGAGCACAGGTCAACGATCAGCGTCTTCACCGGCAGCTTTGCGGTCGCAGCAAGGGTGATTGGGCCGACTTCCCCATCGGGCGCGACGCCGACAATGGTTTGCAGCGTAATGGCAGCGCGTGCGGACCCGCTGTTTACGGCGTAGTCGAAGAGCGCATAGTCGAGGCCCGCCGGCAGGTCATCGCCACGCACATCGTCCCAATAGCGGTCTTTGTAGATGGCGGCCGCCTCGTCACGGCTGAGCGCCTTAACAGCGGACTTGGGCAGCGAGGTCCAGGGCGAAATATTGCGCCAGCGTGCCAGCGTCTTGCGCGTGATACCTAGATTGGTCGCACCGCCCGGATCGGACGGATGGTCGACATACCCACCCTCATGGGCGAGCACCGCCGGCAACGCCGCGGCGAAGTTCTTCTCGGCCATAACGGCCTCCTGTTGATAATCTGAGTCTATCGCCCGCCTGGCAGCGTTGTTCTCTCACCTGCGGGGGCGCATCTCCGTGGGTGAGACTTGCCCCGGCCATGAGCCGGGGTCTTTTCGCGAGAGCCTGGAACTTAGTTGGGCGCCCGGCTGTTCAATCGCCTGTCAGCAACGGTGCCCTCAGAGCATGCTGGCACTCTCCAAGGATAAGGCCTCAGCTCCTCCCCAGCAGCTGGGGCTTTTTCTTAAACGTGCCTACCTGTCAGCACCAAACAAGTAACGGCTACGCAGCTACTTGTTATATCGTGTCCCGAACAGTATCGATAAAGCGGCGCTGAGGTCGCCTTGGGGGATAATCATGAAAACTACTGTTACGGGGTTAGCGCTCGCTATCCTCGCCGTGAGCGTTACCAGCGCATCGGCATTGGATCGTCGGGTCCAGATCAACAACCTGAGTTCTCACGATCAGGGAGTTCTATGCGTCGAATACCGGCACAAACGACTGGGAGGAGGACATCCTTGGCTCGAGCGTTCTGCCTTCTGGGCAGAGCATCGTGATCAACATCGACGACGGAACTGGCTACTGCAGATATGACTTCCTAGCCGTTTTTGAGGATGGCGACCGTGTCACTGCAGCCAACCAGAACGTCTGTGAACTGTCCCAATTTTCCTTTCGGGACTGATCCTAGAAAGCGCATAGCCAACGTTATAGCGCGATTATCATAAGTTAAGTTCTGCTACGCTATTCATCGCGGTGGCGGGTATGGGCGGCGCTGAACGCTTATACCCGCCCCTCTCGGTGGATACCTCTCGGTCTCTGGCATGCTAGTCGAAATTAGCCACCGTGTTCGGCGCTTTGAGCCAGCTGTTAAGCCCATATTCAGTTTGATCCGGCATGTTTGTACCGCGCGAAATGTACCGTGTGCGCGCATCGTAGTCAGAAGCCTCAGCCGTCCAGGGCTGGGGCTTTTTGGTATGCGTTAACCAGATGCTAAAATCGGCGTTGCCGGCGCGAAACTAAAATCGGTTTAGTGAGTACGTGGACTGGTGGCGGAAGTTAACGCACGGGATTGCAACTCCTGGTTTCCTGGTTCAAGTCCAGGCCAGCCCTCCACCCCGCAGTTATGACCATCACCGGCAGCTTCCGCGTTGATATTACCCATGGAAGGCACCTGTTGATGTTGGATTGCGTGCGCCTTCGGCCCGTGCCTCAATGGCTCAGCTTGGGAGGGCTCACGTGGAAATAGAAATCGACTGGGACGCTCAGCAGCGCCTGCGAAACCAGATCGTTTGGCTTGTCGTCAAAAGAACCGGCGGCGCCGAAGCACCAGCTGGGGAAGCCACGAGATCGGCTGGACCCGGCACTTCAGATAGAGGCCGAGTTTTCCGACTTCAGCCGTTGGCTGGCCGATAACCGCCATTTCGGCCTGGTCATCAGCGATAAGACCCTGGTCGGTCGCATAGCTGACGCCGACCCTCAAAAGGCCGCGGTGAAATTTGACGCTCACCACCTTCATGACCTCGCGGTCCATCTGGAAATGATATTTCGGCTGTAGCGCGGCCGCACGCATCACTGCTGTTGCTCGCGCAACGATTTACCAATGCTCGCCAGGATGCCGAGTACAAGCGAGAAGCCGATCATGAGCACAGCCTCATTGATTGCGCTACCGCTCGATGAATTGAGGTATCGCTCTGCCATCCAGGCTCGCTCTGCCGCATCGGGGCGCCAGGCAATGAAAAGCGCCAGACCCAGCTGCGCACTACCAAGAAGGAACGTCAGCCAGGCGACGAGATTACCGACTGCGACAAAGAACATAGACTTGCCCCCACAAGCATTGCAGGGACGAGAGTGCACTGGCCGGCTATTTTCGTCCAGAAGTGTGTTTCGCTCGAAGGTGAACGGCAGCACCGAGAGCTGCAGAAGCGCAGGCCGCAAGAAAAAGGCGGCTCCGAAGAACCGCCTTTACATTCAACCTTCAACCTCGTGAGTCGATACATTCCCCGTTTACTTCAAAGTAAGGGGGAAGGCACGGCTCTTCCGCCGGCGGCTCAATCACTTCCGGTGGCGCACCTTCGAAAATCTGTCCGGCTGTAGAACCGATAAGCCCAAGAGCCCGGTTCTGAGGATCGTCCTGACGGTGACGTTCGATAAGGGTGCGATCGGATGGAGCGCCGAAATAGCCGCGAAGGCCGATGGTCGCCGTGATGTTGTCGTCTTCAGCAAAGCTTACCTGGCCGGTCACCGAGAACGGCAGGGTGTCGAACTGGTATTCGGTCGAGAGATTGAGGGACGCCTCTTCGAGAATGTAGGAACCGCCGATCGCCAGACGCCAGTTATCATTGGCGTACCAGGCGACATCGCCGATGAAGAAACCGCCGTCCAGATCATCGATGGCGAAATCATCATTATAGTCGAGGCGGGCATAACCAGCCCAGGCTTCGAGCGAGATGCGATCGAGATAGAGCTCGCCTTCGGCGCCGACAGCGCTGAGAGTATTGCCGTTGTCGGTACGAACCACACCGGCGGTGATGCCGATAAGGTAGGACGAAGGATCACGCATAAAGGCGTGGATCGCGCCACCGACTGCGGTGTCGTCATCGCTCATTGAAGCCGCAGCATCGAGCTGGACACCGAAGCTGTGACCCACAGGAATGGACACGGTACCGCCGATAGCGCCGACAAAGCTGTCGTCGCCATCAAGATTGCGGAAGCCGCCGAGAACTTCAGCCTTGCCGTTGATGCCGCTCACGGCGGGAAGATCGTAGCCCATCACCTCTTCTGGTGCTGGCAGATATAGATCGGCTGCAGCAGCTGGGACGATCGCAGCGCTGAGCGCGGCCATCGAAATAAGAAACTTGCGCATGTGAGACCCCTCAAAGATGGCGTGTCATGCGCTTCGCCCGTTGGATTAACAAGGGTTAAGCGTGGCAACGGAAGAGGGGCAGCCTAGATGTTGCCATTTTGCGCCACTCAGCTTGGCGCCAATAGCTCGTCCGCCCTCTCAATGTTCGGAGCCTCTCCATCCACCGACAGCGCCATCGCCACAGTCCAATGCAGCACGGCAAAGAGCGGATCATCGGAGACGAAATATTCGACGGCGTAGAACATCTGGCGCAGCTTGGCATTCCCATGCCCGTTCAGCACAGCCTCCAGCTTGCCGACCTCGTCTATCCCTGCTTCCGGATCAAAATCCATTCGACTGATGAAGGTGGAGCGGTAGACCTGGTAGGGCTCCATGACGATCGGCGCATCGTCGAGTGTCAGCACCTCTCGCGGCCGGCCGTTGTGATCTTCGAGCGACCGCGCCGTCACGACCTTCCCGGCCGGGAGCTCGCCTTGCTCGACCCGGTAGAGCCCGAAGGTGCGCAGCCGCTGCCAGCTATAGGTGTCGCCGGCATTGCGCGGCAGCTCCCAAGCGCCTTCGCCATTCAGCGGCCGCGGCTCGCCCTGCCATTCGATCCAGGAAACGTCGTCCCCTTTATATGCAAGCATGCTCTGGCCTCCTATCGGGTAGCAATGCCAGCCGTGCCGCTGGCGAGTTTGGCGATTTCATCGGCCGTCAGAACCCGGCTCCAAAGGCTGATGTCATCGAGAAGACCGCTCCAGAACGTGGTGGTATTGTTCGCGCCGATATAGGCCGTCCCAGAAGGCGTGGTGATCGTGCCTACGGAGACCGAACCGGAAGCGACGCCGTTCACGTACAGCGTTAGGTTAGCGCCGCTGTTGCCGTTCTTTACAAAGACGATATGGTACCAAGTGTTGAAGGCCAGAACCGGCGTGAAGGTGTAGTCGGCGATATTGTCTTCGGTGAAGCGAAGTCGGCCGTCTGACAAGATGGCGAAGCGGGAACGACCACTCTGCGTTCCGTTGAGGAATAGCGTTCCAGTGGCTGCAAAGTTGATCCATGCAGCCAAGCTGAAATTGGTCGCCATGGCCGACTGGATCGGAACCGCTATCTTGCTCGACGATCCGTTGAAGCTGGCCGCACCCCTGATCTTGCCGGGCACAAACGAGACGCTGGTCGGCGTGCCTGGAAAAGTGCCATAGGCGTCAGACGCGTCTGCGTCGAGCGGATAATAGGCCAGCAGACCAACTGGCGAGATCACCGGCTTCCCGCGCTTTCGCCGCTGACGAAACCATCCCGGCAGCGTCACGCGCCTGTCTCCGCAACGGTGTGGACCCTGACCTTGCCGCCACGAACGACCCCGAAACGAGGTATACGGGCCACAGCGGCGATATGGGCACACCGCCAACCTCCGTGAAGTCGAAAGCTGCCGTGTCATAGGTGTGGGCAAAGTTGCCGGTGAAGACGATCGTCAGCGGCAGGCCGTTTTTGAGATTGCTTGCAGTGATGGTCCGCGCGGCCGTCGCAGTCGCTGTCTGGTTCACGCCAGCAGCCTGATCGAACGTCATTGTTGAAGCATCAGCCGGGCCCGCCACCCATGCCATTGCCGCCTGGGCGACGTCGGGCGCTATGGCGCGATCAGCTAGGCCGCTTCGAACCTCTCCGGCGGTCGCCTGCTCGATGATACCCGCAGCCGTAGTCGAACTTAGCAACAGGAGCGCCATCAGAGCGCCCTGGTTCGCCAGCGTCAGAAGCGCACGACCATAGGTCGTGGTGGTCAGCGCCGCGATCGCCGTGAGGTCGGCATCTGCAGGCTGCAGATCGGCAATGGCGACCCCGCCCTGAGCCAACAGCTTACCGGACGTACCGTCGAACACAGCAATGCGTCCGCCGACTGACGAAACCGGGCCTTTGACGTCGCCGTCGCCAGAGCCGGCGTTGCCGGTGCGGGTGAACTGGAAGCTGACGGGCTGGCCATTGCCGAATGCTGTCGCGCCAGAATGACCGGTGACGCCGACCTTGAAGTATCCCGACGCGGCCACGGCCGAGACGACGGCGAAAATGGCCTGCGCGTTATCGGACACCCGCGTCAGGGTGAGTTCGCCCTTGATCGGGCTCGTGCTGTCGTCGAGACGGTCGAGAAAGTTGATCAGCGACGAGCCGGCGCGGTTGACATTGTCGACATAGAGGAAGGCGGCCGCGGAGAGATCGGCGTTGCTGGCTTTGACAATGCCGTCAGTCGGATCGCTGTCGGCGGTGTTCGTCGACCAGGTAAGCAGGATACCAGGATCGCGGCCATCCGCACCGGCCGCACCCGGCGCACCGGTATTGCCGCGCGGCAAGGTGAGGTTGAGCTTTCCGCCTTGCGCCGTCGGCGTGATGCTGAAACTGGCATCGCTGCCTGCCGGTCCCGTCGTCGTGGTGCCGGCTTCGAACGCATAGATCGGGCCCGTCATATAGGCGGGGTCGGTCCAGTCGCCCGACGTCGCCGACTTCTTGGCAAAGATCGCCGAGCGCCCGGCATTGGCGGCGCCAAAGCTGTTGCCGACGTCGGCCACGAACACGGCAAACAAGGCGCCCTCGCCGTTATAGGCTGCCCGGTCTGACATGGTGCTGACCATGACGTCATACCGGGCGCCGTTGATGGCATCCTCGATGTCAAGTTGGCTGGCAGTGCCAATGCCAACATAGCGCCAGACTTGCTCGAAGGCTCCGACCGACGCTTTGACACGATAGGCGCCGCCAGCGACATGGAACCAGACTGTGGCATCGGCGGCCGTGAAGGGATTGCCCAGAGCCGCCGTACCATTCGGATCCGAGAACAGCGCCACAAGTGCATTGTCGCTTTCCCGCCGCACCTCGACCTGTGCTCCAGCCACGGCGTTGCCGTTGCCGTCCTGCACGAGGCCGGTCCATCTTGCTAAAGGCATTGCTGTTTCCTGCTAGTTGATCAGTCGACCGCGAAGGGTGTTGGTCGGCCCAGTCTTGGTCGAATACGAATTGCCGTCGATGGCAGCACCCGCGACGCCGCCATTGCCACCGTTCGTATTGGGATTAGTACCGGTGCCGCCTCGGTCGCCCGCATTACCCGGATTACCACCGCTTCGACCTCCGCCAGCCTCACCGGAAGCATTGCCACCATTACCGCCACCAGTCGGGGAACCACCACGCCCTGGATTGGCACCTCCGCCACCGGAACCACCGTCCACACCAGCGCCGCCACCGCCGCCGCCGCCACGACCACCACCACCGATCGTACTGGAGGGGCCACCTGCACCGCCGCCGCCACCGCCGCCGCCGCCCCAGAGCGACGCGCCCTCGAAGAGCTCCAGAGTAAACGGATGACGAGCATAGAGTGCCGTTCCGCCCCCGCCACCGGCTCCGCCGCTGTTGCCTGCACTACCGCCATTACCGCCTGCACCGCCTTTGCCTCGAACCCCACCACGCAATCGAATGGCAGGGACAAAGCCAGCCGGCCAGGCGCCGAGATTGATGGCGGGCAGCGAGGTGGAATGCGATCCGATGATCACGCCGCTGTTGATGACAAAGGTGACGGTGTCGCCCGCGAGAAGCGGCGGAAACAAGCCGTCGTGGATTGTCCGAAAATTGAGGTTGAACGCGTTGCCGTCGATGACGATGACGCGGTTGTTGAGGTCGAGTTCTTCGAGGTCGATGAAGCGGGCCTCTTCGCAGTCGAGGCGTTGCCAGGCTTCCTCAGCTTGCAGGCTGACAACCTGGATGGGTACGCTTTCCCGCTCACCGGTCGGCAGCTGCAGCGGCCAGGCACTCAGGCGATAGCCGCCGCCAAAAGCCACCGGCGCATTGCGGAAGACGTCGAAGCTGAACTGCCTGGGCGCGCGGCTGTAACGGCCGACCTGGATCAGGTTGAGACGCGCGGCAATGGTGCGCCCAAAGGCCGGAATCCAGCGGGAGTAGATGCGCTTGATGCGCGGCTGATCTTCGACGTCGAAGTCGGTGGCGTCGAACGCTTCGATGGACCGATAATTCTTGGCGTCTGTGACGTTCTCAAGCGGATTGATCAGCCCGTAATAGGTCACGCAGTTGGTAATGCGTTTTTCAGGCTTGTCCTTGATGCGCAACGACCCCTGCCCGATATTTTCCTCGCTCCAGAGCCCCGCGTCGGTCGAAATCGAGCGCAGCACCTGTAGCTTTATGCGCTGTTCGATATCGTCGGGTATGAGCGCCAGTGCCGCCTGCTCGACCAGTTCAGCAGCAAGATCACGAACCGGCGTCGGCTCGGCAATCAGCGCCGTGTAGACGCGGCGCAGATAGGCATTGGTCTCTTCCCGCCAGTCGTCGAGCGGGATCTGCGATGCAGGGATGCCGGCATAATCCTGGAACAGGGTCGCGAGGATGTCCGCCACATTGACGCCCAGAAAGTTCAGGCACAGCTGCGCCCGGTCCTGGGCACGATGCGCCTTGGCCGTGGTCTCGAACTGGGCCCGGACGATGGTAACCGCGTCATTGCTGCGGGTGAAGGAGACGATCTCCTTGCCACCCAGAGCCAGATAGCCGCTGGCCGGATATTCCTTGTTGCCAATACCGCTTGGCCCAAGGGTGAACGACGTTGCCGACGTGCTGATGTCGGCGAGCAGATAGCCGTTGCTGGCCTTCGGCGCCAAAGCCCGATCGCCATCGGCAAGTTTCAGCACATCCTTGCCGACGATCGTCGCCCTGCCATCTTCGGCCGTGTCCAGGCCGTCGATCATCAGGTGCCGCGTTTCCATCTCCTCGAGGCCCTGCCCCACCACGCCGCGGATCAAGCGAATGGCGCGGCCATTGAGGATGGGATGCCGAGCGCGCAGCTTGCCCCAGAACGAACCGACCTTGGCCGGGTCATAGGGTCGCTCGGCACGATACTTGTCAAAGCCGCTGCCGGTGTCGCCGTAAGGATGGTCGCGAAAGGTGACCGACAGCTTGGCGCGGGCGCCCAGGCTCTTCTCGCCCAGCGACAGCCGGGCCGGGTCATAGTTCACCGACACGATGGACGGGATCGCGTCGATGCCGCTTTCGCCCAGATAGGCCGCGTCCTTGGCGAACCGCAGCGTCACAATGCCTTCCGAAAAGACGCTGCGCTTGGCACAGGTGGCAAAGGTGTTGAAGCACTTGACCGGGCTGTCGACGCCCAGCTGCGCCGTGCAGGCCCCTTCCCCATAGCGCAGCGCGCAATAGGGAATGTCGATCTCGACAAAGGTCAGGGAACGATCAGTCTTCACCGCGCGCCGCCCTTTGGATCAATCCCGTCAGCCAGTCGCTCTATGGGGCTGCAAACATCATTGCGGCTGTAGCGGTGACCCGGGTTGAGCGTGATGTTGATCTGGCTTCGGCGCTCAGCGTCTGCCTTGACCATTTTCATTCCCTTACGGATGCGTTCAACGGCTACGCCAAAGCAGAAAGCCATTGCCCCGACCCAGAGGACGGTAAGCCAGGTTGGTTCCATGATGATCACCAGGTGATGCCGCCGATATCCAGCGAAACGTCGAAGAACAGGCTGCCCATGCTGGGGCGAGGATCGGCATTGAGCCAGGCGAACCCTACATCCTGCGGACGATCCTGCGGCAGCCAAGCAAAGAAGAACGGCCCGGTCGTGCCGCGAGCGATGAAAGGCTCCATGGCCTCATAGTACCAGCCGATCGGCAGCATATCGAACGACGCGGTCGTTTGCGCACTCTGGCCGGTTATGATGCGACCCAGGAAGTTGCCGGCTTCCGAGCGGCCGTTGGCGAGCTGCGTTTCATGCGCCTGGTCGAGCGGCACGTGTCCCGCCGAGATCCCGTGCGGCAAGACGAGCAGCTTGCCGGCATAGATCACCGCGGCCGATGGCGGCGTGTTGCCGCCGTTGATGTGAATTCGGAACCGGTTGGCCACGATCGGCGCGAACCGAAACAGCACCGGACTATTGTCGGGCAGCATGTTTGGCGCGATGACCTCGACCCACTGAGCGCCCGAATTTTGCGCGATCTCCGCCTCGATCGATATTGTATGGTTCGAGCCGAAGTTGTGCCGCGCAATGCCAATGGCATCGACCTCTTCTCCGGCGCTGTCGACCTCGATCGTCACGAGCCCCGCCGCTGCAGCCCGCCACCTTTCGATGGTGGAGTCGGTCGCAAGATTGGTGGCAGGGTAATCCTCGTGCTCGGAGCTGGCGGTGATCGTGTCGCGCGTAACCACCGACTCCCAGAGGATCACCGGTGCCTCGAGGCTGACGGAGGTTGACGGCTCAAGCAGCAAGCCGCGCGAGAGAACGATCATGAGTTCACCGCCAGCTTGAACTTGCCCTGGTCGACGCCATCGTTGATGCCATCGGTCAGCTGCTCGATGAGGTCGCGAACGTCCTCTCGACTGTAGCGACCAGAACCGGCCAGGGTGAGGTTGATCTGCGTCGCGCGCTGCGCAGCGGGAGCGGCCTGCGCCGCGCTCCCGGCTGTTGCACCGCCACTCGGACGCGAGACGCTGCCACTGCCCTTCTGGGCAGACATGATGGTGGCAATTTGGGCAGCACCTGTGGCGGCAGCCACGCCAGCGGCAGCAAAGCCCCAGGGTGTCGGTCCATAGGTCGCCATAGCCTTCATTACCGCCTCGGCAGTGCTCACCACGGCGTTGGCGACAGCAAAAGCCTTGTTGTCTTTGAACATGGACGCCAGGGCGCCGGTCATGCCGCTGGCGAGCCCAAGCACGGCCGATGCTGCACCGGAGTTGGCCCGGAAAGCAGCCGCGCCATATTGCTCCCAAGAAATCGCACCCGTCGCTAATGCCGCGTCGAGATTGGCGATGTTGGCGATGGCTTCATCCCACGGCGTCGGATCGCCCATCGCAAACTGCACGCCGGCAAGCGAAGCTTCCGCCTGGGCATACTGTTCTGACAGAAGCGCGATCTCCTCGCGCTGTGCAGGCGACAAAGCGATATTGTCATTCGCTGCCTGGTTGAGCAGTTCCTGCTCATGGCGGAGCGCTGCCGCCGCTTGCCCCGTCATACTCATCGTCTCGGCCTGCAGGCGAAGCTGGTCGATCGACTGCTGTGTGCTCTCGACCATGCCAGCAAAATGTTGGCGACCACCGCCACTGCCGCCGCCACGAGCTGCTTTGCTGGCAAGTTTAGCCGCCTCATCGCGACGATCGCGCTCATCGAGCGCAGCGATCGTGTCGGCGTATTGATTTCGAGCCGCTTGCCGAAGGATTTCGTCGGGCGCTTTGCCCAAAGCTTCGTTCAGCGAATCCCGAGCCTGTTCTCGCACCGAACGAAGCTCGGGCATCATGCGCTTCAAGTCCTCGATCGCGCTAATGGCAGCGCTCGTATCCGCCTGCACACTGATCTGGATATCCATGTTGTTAAGAGTAGCCAGAGCAGACCGCGTCGCCTCCGCTTGCGCCTGCACATTGAAGAGCTCGAGCGCCAGATCGTAGAAGCGCTTGGCCATCTGCTGCACTGAAGGATCGTCGACGGTGTTGTAGAGCTCTCGGGCTGCAACCATGACCTGCTCAAGCTCCGCAGCCGTGTTCCTACTGGACAAACCGAGATCTCGAATGACTTCGATCTGCTGGGCGCCGGCGGCGATAGCAGCGGTGTTGTCGCCAACGCCCAAGCCGATATCCATTGTCTCACGGAGAAACGTCGCCATTTCGGCAATTTCATTCCGGGTGTCGCTGATGCGCTGCTGAAGAGCCTGGGCCGCAATATACTGCTCGAGCAGATTGGCAGTCAGGTCAGAGCGAACGACGCCCTCCGGCAATCGGGTCGCCGCTTCCACCGTCTTTGTGGCCGCCTCTGCCACGGCGTCATAGCCGGCTAGCAGCTCGTTCAACCAGGTCTTGTGATCCTGCAAGGTGCGGACCGACTCTTCTGACCCGGCGGAAGCGCTTGCGAACCACTGGACTGCCGCAGCCGCGAGCGCGACAAACCCGATCGTCAGCAAGCTGACCGGATTGACGATGGACATAAGACCCGCCGCCAAACCCTTGATCGGGCTTTGCATGCCGTTGAGCACTGCCGAGAGCTGAGTACCCTGCTGCAGGGCGATCATGATCGGGCTCATACCCATGGCAGCGGTAACACCGATATCCTGAAACTGCGCGGCAATATTCGCGGTGTTCAAGTTGCCGCCACCAACGTCTCGCATTGCCGCTGCACGTTGGGTGGAAATAGCCAAATTGTCATTCGCTGCTGCATGCGCCAGCGTTGCCTGTGTTGCACTCTGGTGTTGGTCGGTCACCGCTCGCAATTGCTCGGCATGGCGACGCTCCAAGGCGACGAGTGTCGACAGCGCCTGCTCTTGGGTGGCGTAACCAAGATTGACGGCGTTGGCAGCGGCAACTGAAGCCTGAGCAGCTTCTCGCTCCAGCCTTAACCGCAGGGCCGAAGTGCGATCCACCGTCGCTGACCACTTATCCCATGCCCGCTGTTCTGCAGTCTTCCTTGCGACCGACTCTGTGGTGATCGCGTTTCCGCGTTCGATTGCCGATCGTGCGGCGGCCATGCGGCGTTCGAAATCGGCGATTGCCCCGGTCGAATGCTCAGTGGCAATGCCGGCCTTTTCCATGCTGGCTTCGAAGCGATCGAGGGCAGCCAGTGCGCCATCGCCGCGAACGACGAGTTCTGTAATAGCCTGCGTCATTGACGTTTCCTTGGCTTCGCTTGTGCCTGCATGGGTCGTGAAGTAGCTTTCGCGTCTCGATCAGGAGATGCGAATGAAACTTTTTCTCGTTTTGTCTTCGGTTTTTTTGCTTGCGACACCTGTCGCCGCTCAGTCGGACAAAGGGAAATGCGCGGAATTGGCAGCGTCGATGTCTGCCCTTTCCGCGCATTACAGAACAATTTTGGAAGAGCTTACGGACGTTCCCACGGGGTCAGTGGTGAACTCTCTGGATGGCACCCAGCAGGAAGCCGCATTGGCTTGGAACGACGCACATGTGGCATTGCGGCCGGTGCTGACTGCCTATGTCGAGCGACTCGAAGACCTTACTTATTCGCTTCAGACTTGCCGACGGTAGCTAGCCAAAGGTCATCGAGCGCCGTGATGATCTTGACCTCCCAAGGCACTAGGTACAGCCCGGTCAGTCGCGCGAAAGCATCGATATCGCTCCACGTAATAGGAACGACACCGAAGCCATTGCTACCGCGGCGGGATCGAATGTCCCAATAGGCAGACCATATATAGCGCACCGGCTCTGGAAACTTCGGGAGCGCCAGCTGCTCGTAAAGCTCTTGGCGCCGTTGGTGTGTCCGGGCGCGGCTGAGAAGGCCCTGCAGGTTGTCCCGCAGACTGGTTCCGTCCTTATCCCGTGCCGATAATTGAAGTTCGCGCTCTGCGAAGTCGAGTAGAGCTAGGCGGAGCGCTTCGTAAAAGAACTGTCGGCAGCCAAGAATTCCATGGCCTGAGCAAGGAGACTGACGTTCTTGGGGTTTGCCAGCATTTCTCGGGCTTTGGCATCGGTAAACGGAACGTCAGCGCCGTCGATCCGTATGGCCGACCAGCCCAGCAGACGCTCGATGACATAATCCACATTGCCGGCGCGGACTTGGTCAGGCGTCTGCTCTTCGGCAATCCACTTGCGACCGTTGACTTGCGCTTGCTCGATCAGCCGGGTCTTGTGCAGAGTTTCCCGTGCAGTGCGGTTCGCCTGGTTAAGTGTCTTAGGATGGCTAGGCCCCGCAAACTCCCAGAGCCAGCCAGATGGCTTGCCTCCGACCATGACGTTCATTGTGGCAGTGTCGGCACTGGCAAAGTCGTCGCTCGAAAGTTCGAGTACCGTGTTTTCGGTGTTCATTTTGTCCTCTGTCGGAAGGTCACGAGCCCCGCGCCGACACGCGGGGCCCGCTGGTCGCTTGCGCGACGTTCTGGCGGCTGTTCGGGCCGATTAGATTAGGTGGTTGCAGAAGAGCCGTTGACGGCCTTCTGCGCAGCCTGCTCGGCCTTGGCGTGCTCAGGGCTGCCAGGCTCGACGCCCTTGGCAACGACGGTCACAACGGCATCCTGTTCGCTCTTGGCCGTCTCGCTGATGGAGATCGAAAGAAGGCCTTGGACAGTGGCCGGCCACTCAACGTGGAGGCCGGTTTTCTGAGCGACGACAATAGCGTCATGAAGCGCAGCGGCCGCATCGCGGACCGCCTTTTCGTTCTTGGACATGATTGCTCCTGAGGTTAAGTGGCTGAAGTCTGGAACTTGAGCGTGGTGCGGTCGAAAGCACCGCCGCGCTGATCGGCGCCGGTGAGCAGCGAGAACGTCTGCGTGCGACCATTGTCGGTGCCGATCTCGCCCTTGGTGGCGCTGCCCAAGGTGAGGTTGCCGAGATAGAAAGAGCAGAAGTCGGCAGCGCCGGTTTCCTGCTCTTCGAACAGCAGGTGCAGGCTCAACTCGGTTTCGTTGAGATATTGCTGGGAGCGCGACACGTCTTGCTTGAGAGCCGTGATCGAGCCCTCGACCGTGCCTGTGTTGGTGAAGACTTCGGGCGTTACAACGGAGCCGACCACGGGAACGCCGGAGGCATTGAGGTTGAGGTTGAGGTCGAGCGAAGTGATGTCGAGCACATCGCCGGAGCCGACGCGGATCTTCGCTTCGACAGCGGTCATTGCGATCGAGGTGAACTCAGCCGGCGCCGCGTAATATGGCGACTGGGCACCCGTCATAACCTGCATGTCGCGCCCGACCAGGTCGAACGTCACGACGCACATGCCATTGGGCTGCATTTGGAGCTGCATGCCGCCGACACGGACACCGGTGAACACTTCCGAGCCGTCGATATCGGCCTCATGCTCTTCGAAGGTGAAGGAGCGCGCGACAAGGCCCTGCAGCAGTTTCTTTGGGCGGCTGATACCGAATGCCGTATCGGCGGCGCCTACAGCGGTCAGCGTTTCCGCCACCGTGATCGTGCTGGCCGTGAGCCCGGTGACGCGAAGGTTGCGGTCGTTGTTTTCAGCCGCGGAGTGACCGGTAAGGCGAATGACATCGCCGACCCGCAGTCCGGCGGCAATCCAGGAGCCGGCTGAAGCGACAATGGTGCTGGTCGTTGTGGTGATGCTGGTCAGCCCAGCAGTTGCCTCGGTGATGCTCAGCGTCGGCGCAAAAGTGCCGCGGAACGCCGCCTCGATCAGCTCGTCGAAAGTGCCAAGGCTCAGGTCGCCGACATACTGCCCCGATACCGAACGCGAACCGTGCCGTCCGCGGCTGGCAAGGCCGTCGCGACGAATTTCATTCGACATGATCGGCTCTTTGGCAAGCGTCAGCTGGCCCAAGTTCGGACGAAAAGCCTTGCCCCCGTGTTGCCGGCTAGAGTGCCGAAAGTGGTTTCGGGCTTGTAGGACACCGCAACATTGCGGCCGGACTGGAATGCCATGCTGGGCACCTTTCATGAAAAAGCCCGCCGAAGCGGGCCGAGTGAACGATTGCGGGAAACGAGGTTTAGCCGAGATGCCAATATTCAAACGGCACGCTCATCGTGATGCGAAACCAGTTGCCATTGTCATCGCCCGATCCGCCACCATCGATCCGGGGCGCCCAGGTGCGGACATAGCAGCCAGGGGTTTCGCGATAGAAGACTGCGCCACGGAAGAGTTCACCGATGGCCGTCGCATGCTGACTAGCCATCTGGTCACCAGAACCGGTTGGCACAAACACGTGGACGTAGATAAAGCCCTCGTCGACCCAGATTTGCTGACCCGGCGACCCTGCCCCACGCATCGCCGAGCGGGTCGCTTCGACCTCGAGCAACACCCAGGCGTCCGAAGCAAAACCGTCTGCATCGACCGGCGGCCACTCGCCCTCGGGCTTCTCATTCTGGAAGGCGATCGGCGTTGCAGTCCAAAGATCGACCAGCCGTTGACGAATAGCGGCTTTGGCACCAGCGAAGTCAGCCATCAGCGCCCCCTGATCCGCAGTGCAGGATAGCGATTGCCTGCCTTGTTGCCCTTGCGCCCGCCGGTCGTGATCTTGCCAAGGACGCCCTGATAAACGAAGTCGATCCGCGCCTGATTGCCGAAGCGAGATCGAAGCAAGGCTTCAGCCTGCTCATATATGCGCTCGGTACCAGGCACGCGCATCGTCATCGTTCCCAGCTCGATCTTGCGCGCGTAGGGCAATGTGTTGGTGATGATGATGTCGCTCGTACCATCCCAATCGGCGAGGTTTGAAGCACTTGCGCCATTGACGAAGAGCATATGTGCCGACCGATACTCGCCCGAAAGAACCGGCGAGAGGTCAAACAGTGTGTCCATGGCGGCGCGCACGACTTCGTCCAGCCGATTGTAGCGATACCGAATCTCACCGCCGATCGAGACGCGCTCTTCCGGCGCCCCACGCTGCCCGTCAACGATGCGCGTGAACCGCTGCGGCTTGGGGTCAGCCTGCATCACACGCGCATGCTCGCGCTTAGCCAGGTCGACCAGAGCCTTATGCGTTTCGGCCAAGGTAGCTCGCGCAGCTGCCCGGAAAATCTGCACCGCGCCGGCCATCAGCCGCGAACCACCAGGTTGAGCCTGACCAGAACGTCGCCGATCCGAACACTCTCGACAGATTGAACGGTCGCAGCGCTGCCAGCGATGCTGATCTTATCCTGCGCCTCAGGGACACCAAAACTGCCAAGTCCGGACGGCGAAACGACGACCTGACGGTCACCCTGTTGAAGCAATCCCGCAATCTCGCTCGCTTTGAAGCCGCGCACAAAAGCCTGCGTCTCGTGCGGTCCCGTGGTCCCGCGCTTCAATTTGACAGTTTGACCATGCTCGGCAATTTGCTTGTCAAGCATTGCGATGGCTTCGGCCGGCGTCATATCCGAGGAACCTTGAGGCCAGACAGCAGCCGATTGGCGGTATCATGGATGATGGCGCCAGCCTGCTCGGAGACCGTGTAGGACCGGGCTCCAACACCTTCGACGTCTTCAGACCGCAGGAACAGGTTCTCCGCGCTAAGCGCTTTCATGTGCTGCACCGACATGATGACCGCCTGCTTGACGCGCGCCGGCACCTTATCGACCCACTTGGTGGCGTCGTTCGTGTCGCGCACGCCATAGCCGGCCCAGTAGCGAACGTGGCGCTGACGATAGCCCGGCGAGTTCAGCCAAGACGTTATCCCGACGTCGCTGTCACGCAACCAGTATGTTCCGGATTGAAGAGCAGTCAGGACGCCACCATGATCCTCGATCGAGACGCTTTCGACTTCAAGAACAGGCCCAATCGGTAGCGAGAACTGCGCTCGATAAGGGACCGCCGAATACTCCAGCAGCTGCGGCGCCAGGCAGCGACCCAGCCAGCCGGTATAGCCGTCGAGTTCTTCGACCGCCGCCTCGATCATGCGTACAATCGCCGGGTCGTCTGACGGGTGAGAGCCAGCAATGTCGGCCGGCGTGACGAAAGGCGCGGGCGGGGTAATGACCTTGATGCTCATGGCTTCACTCCGCCCGGTGCCAGGTTACTTGTCGTCTGACTTTGCAGCCTGGTCGCTAGTTGTATGGGAGTAGCCCAGTGCCTTTTCGACCGCTTCCTGGCCGGTAATGGTCGGATCGTTGAAGTCGATACGGTTCTGGTCAACCGAAGTGCCGGAACGCGGATTGTCGTCAACGGCAGGGTGAGCCGGATCAACATCGGAAACGATCTGAATGGGAGCGCCCGAAGGGTCGAAGTTGGTTGCGCCAGAGATATTTGCCGGGGCCGCGCCAGTCTGCTTGGTAGTGTTCGCCATAATGGCCTCCAAAATGAACGGGATGGGAGCGGGCCGGAGCCCGCTGCCCGAGTTTAGGCTGCGACCTTGAGCGCGCGCATGGGCTCAGGGTTGTACACGCCGCCACCGACGCGCTTCGTGGTGTAGAAGTGCACGAAGGGTTTGTTGGTAAAGGGGTCGCGCAGCACGCGGATACCGACGCGGTCCACCACCAGGTAGGTGGCGTCCATGTCGCCGTAGAGCGCGGCAATGTTGCCGGCCGCCACGTTCGGCATATCGTTGACCTCGACGAGTGGGACGCCGGCGAGGGTCGACGGCTGGCCGGCCTGGTATGACGGCTGCCACAGGTAGTTGCCCTGCCCGTCCTTGAGCTTGCGCATCGCGCCGATGCTCAAGCGGTTCGAGTACAGCTTGGCATTGCCGGCATATTCTCCCGGCAAGTCGTAGAACAGGCTGATGAACCCGTCCGAGGTCAGCGCAGCAGCGGCACCAGAATTGACGACCGAAATGGCGCCCCAGGGATGCTTGGCGGCATTTGCGGCACCGGTGACATAGGTGAGGATGCCGAAGGGCTTGTTGACGCCGTCGCCGCCGACAAAGGCAATGCCTTCCTGACGAGCGAACTCGGTGTCCACTTCGTCAGCCAACCACTGCTCGAGGTCAACGGCGGAATCGTCGAGCATCTGCTGGGAAATCGCCGGGTTAGCGTAGATTTCACCAGGGATAAAGTCGAGCTGGCCCAGCTGCGGCGTGGACGTTGCCGGACGCGAGGCGGTTTCACCGACCCAGCCGGAGCCGACCGCACGATCGGTGAACAGCTTCTTGAAGCCGGCCGTGGTGATCGACTGCACGCGTGCATTGGCGCGGATCGGCGAGATGCGCTTGAGCTTGCCCGTGATGGTGCGGTCCCACTCGATCGGAGCGAGATAGCCACCGTCGGCATCGGTGCCCTTGGTCATCGCGGCGCTGACGTCGCCCTTGCGCATGTGGGCCTTGAAAGCCTTCACATATTCCGGGTCAGCCGGCATATCGCCGATGACGTTGCCGATGTTCGCCGCGGCGATCTTGGCGTTGATGTCGTCGATCGCCGTCTGGTAGTTGTCGATGGCGGCATTGATCTGGTCGACCTTGGCATTGATCAGCGCGTCGGCCTTGCCATTCAGCTTTTCATCGTTGGCCTTCTTGAACTCGTCGAACGCGTTCTGGATGGCAGCGATCATGGCCTTGGGGTCGTTGGCGTCAGCGCGCGGCATGACGGTGACAGCGCGCGGCACAGGGGCGAGCGCCGTCGAACTCGCCAGCATGGCGAGCGCGGAAGAGTGCTTCATCTGAAGCTCCTGTTCAGGTGTTTTGGAAAGAGGCGAGAAGCCCGGCAAGGCCGGTGTAGTCATCGGCATCGTCAGCGCCTGGCGTGACGGTGTCGACCGCATCAGTGGCAGCGCCGGGCGTGCCCTTGATCTTGTTGATGCTGGCGCGCGCATCGGTGCGCGACTTGCCAGCAGAAACCAGTGTGAGCTCCATGGCGCGAAGCTCATTGACCCGGCGATCTTCGGCCTTGGCCGGCTCGTCCTGGGTCATTGTGTCAGAAGGCAGCAGCGCATCGGCAAAGCCGCGCTCGATTGCCATGGATCCGGACATGAACGTCTCGTCGTCCATCCATTTGGCAATAGCCTTGGCATCCTGCTTGGTGCGCGCGGCGTAGACGTCGACGAGTGCAGTATCGAACGGCTCCAGCCATTCGGCCACTTCGCGCATGTCATGCCGGTTGCCGGCGCTGACCACCCAAGTGTTGTGGATCATGATGAAGGATGCGGCGCCGATCTCAATCGTGTCGCCGGCCATGGCGATGATCGAGGCAGCGGAGGCGGCCATGCCCATCACCTTGACCGTAATCGGCTCGGGATGCTCGCGCAGAACATTGTAAATGGCGATCCCTTCAAAGACGTCGCCACCTGGTGAGTTGATCTGGACCTCGATAGGGCGCGGACCAATTGCGCGCAACTGAGCAGCGACCTTCTTGGCCGTGACGCCGCCGCCGGTCCAGTAATCCTCGCCAATGGCATCGAACATCGTGATAATGTTGTCGCCGGTGGCAATGGCGCGAACGCCTGCAGCATCCTCCGACCACTTTTCCATCACCTGCGGCGTCGTGAAGGCGTGCACCTGGCGATTGGCTGGCACTGGAAGGGCAGCGGGCCGAGCCATGTTCTGGGGCTTGGTGGTGGCTCCGCGAGGCGGCCGGGCCACCGAAGATCCGGCCACGATCGCTGCGGGTTTTGGCTGGGGCTTATTCATCGTCTTCTTCCTCGCTCTTTCCCTTTTTCGGGGCAGGCTTGGCTTCCGGTTCGGGCTCATCGAGAGCGGGCCCGCCGTTGTGCCCCATCATCGGGTGCGGCGGTGCATCGCGAACTTCCATGTCCATCGTGTCGCGGATTTCGTCGGTGTAGATCCACGGCTGATGCCCGCCGGCGCCGCTTGCTTTCGCGAAGTAGTCGGCCTGGTCCTTGAGGGAGCCGCGCAACAATGCACCGGGGTTGAACTTGGCCTCGTAGAGATCTGCTTCTTCATCGGTAAGCAGCGAGCGCTCGATGGCCTGCTGCCAAGCCTCAAACCATGGGTTCAAGGCATAGGCGACGAAGAACTGGCCCAGCGCTTCAATGCCCGAGCCCCAGCTGGTCTCGTCGACCATCAGGAGCGGGCGCGGCACGCCGGAGATGCGTCCAATTTCCTCGATCTGAAGCTTGCGCAGCTCGTTCATCTGCGCGTCTTTTGCGGATGAGCCGACAGCCTTGTATTCGGTTTCGCCTTCCAGGAGCGGCGTGTTGCCGGCGTTGTCGGCGCCGGAGTGGCGGTCGGACCATGACTTCTTGAGGCGGTCGAAAGCCTCTTGGCTCAGTTCGCCCTTGGTCACCAGCACGCCGTCGACGAAAGCGCCGTTCTTGAAAATGCGACCAGCAGCTAGTTCCGCGCTCAAGGCCAGCCCGATCGCCTCTTTGGCCTGCTCGACCAGCGAGAAGCCATGCAGGCCATCGAGCGACATACCGCGCAGATGGAAAATGTCCCGAGCCTGGTAGACGATTTTGGCGCCGGTTTTTGGCTGGTATTTGTAGACCACCGACCAGTCGTTGAGCTGCTCGACTTCCATGCGCTTGGGATCAAGCGGCACGAGGCGCAGGAGCTTGTCCTTGCCGCTGCGAAGATCCCGCGAGCGGATGATCAGCGCGAAAGCGTCTTTATGGACCAGTGCCCGCAGCTGCATCAGGGCCCGAAAGTCGAAGGCGCTTTGCCAGTCGTTCGGCTGGCGATGCAGAAGGCGATGAAGCGGGTGATCGACGGCCTTTTTTTTGGTCGCCTTCACCATCAAATTGAGCGGCAACATGCCGATGGAGTTCGAGATCAGGCTGCAAGCCCGAAACATTGCTGGATTGCGGAGAGCCGTCTCTGGGTTCACGGTGAACCCGGATGCCGTCATCATGCCGTCCCGCAAGAACTCGATAACGCGTGGGTCAGTGGTCGACAGAAACATGCCGCTGTCGCCATAGGCAGCCTGTGGCGCCGATCGGGCGCTGCTACCGCGCGCACCCATGCCGAACAATTCGCGAAGGCCCATTGTCAGACCATCCGCATGCCGCGGCGCTCATACGGTGAGCCCTTGGCATCAGCCATTTCGTTGGTCGCTGCGCCGACGGCCATCGCGATCGTTACCATGCCGTCAATCCTTCCACGGGAGCGCTCCTTGTCGAAAGCGCGGTTCTCTTGGCCGTCACTGACGACACATGCATTTGCTGCGCAGCTATAGGTCACCGGCGAAGCGTCGATGGTGATGGACTTCTCAAGGATGCGGTCTTCCAGCCGCTCGATCGAGCGCGGCATGGTCAACTGCTTGTCTTCGAACCTGACCAGCTTGCCCTGGGCGTGGCTGACGAGTTTCAGGCCCTTGCCCGCAGGCTCGTCCGAGCCTCTGAAGCGCCAGACCGGAAAGCCGATTTCCTCACATGCGGTGATGAAGTCGGCCATGCCGGCAGGATCGAACGCGAGGAACTCGACGGCATGGGTCGCGCAGATTTCCTGCACCTTCGCCGCTACGAAAGTCTTGTCGATCACCGCGCCATCGACAGCATTGAGGCAGGTCGCCGGGTCCAACGCCCATTTGTCATAGGGCGCCATGTCAGCGCGGGCCCGGTCCTCAATGCCGACCTTAGTCGTCCAGTACCAGGTCTTGACCTGCAGCTTGCCGTGCCGGTCGATCCAGCAGCACGATAGCGCCGTGAGGTCGTTTTTCTTCGACAAGTCCAGCGCAAGCCAGCACTTGAAGCCCTTAAGCTTCAACTCGTCGACTTTCCCCTGAACCGCCGACCAGGCTTCCTCGGCAATCCAGAAGTCGGTTGATCCGACCGGAATGCCGAAGTAGAGCCGTTTCACCGACAGCGCCGTCGAGAGCAGCTGCTTGGCCGTGTTGACGCGGCCTTGGATATTCTCCAGCGGGAACGTCACTCCCAGCGCCGGCAGCGCCTTGGTCCACACCTCGGGCTTGTCAAAGACCTCTTCGCGGTCAGCCTTGTCGACCCGGGCGATGAAGCTGAAAGCCTCGTCGTCGTAGAACTCGCCCTTGGCGACCCGCTGGTAAAACTCGGAATATTCAGTACCGACGATCTGGTTGGACGCCGGCGTGTTCGTGCCAAGCAGCATCAGGGCATCGCCCGGCATCTTGGCGATAGCTTCCTTCCAAAGCTCGATCGACGTGTTCGTCTTGAACTCGTGGATCTCGTCGGCCGCGACCAGCGTCGGCTTCGGGCCAGACACCGCCTCGCCGTTTGCCAGCGCTTGGAATAGCGCGTCGTGCTCGGGAAACTCGATCTTCCAGGCGTTGTCGCCTTCGCCGCGGATCAGCACGTCGCCGCGGGTCAGCATGCTGTCGCCGTCTTCATGCCCTGGCGTCGTTGCCCGGCACATGGCGACCGCGTCCTTGAAGAGCACGTTCGCGGTATTTTTGTCCTGGCCAATGGCGAAGGCCTTGGCACGCTGGATGCCATAGAAGCCCGTCATGTAGATGCCGATCGCCGCCATTAACGGCGACTTGGCCTGACCCTTGCCGGTCTCGATCCAGCCGGACCGAAAGCGCATGCGCCCCGATTCCCTTCGCCAGCCGAATAGCGAGCCCGCGACGAACCGGTGATACGGCAACGGGTGGAAGGGCTGGCCGACCTTGGCGCCCTCGGTGATCGATAGCATGGCCGGCAGGAACCGCAGGACGCGGTTCGAATGATCGGATGACCAGTACAGGCCACGCTGCTTCCCGTCCTTCAGATCGCGCAGGTGGCGCTCGGCAGCGGCAGCCACCAAATCGCCGACGACGAACTTGCCTGCGACCGCGTCTTGCGCCCAGGCTGTTGCCGGATCAGCCGGCGCCTTTCTTGCTCGTGAATTCATCGGATGCGCGAACCACCGTCTTCTTGCGCTCCGCCACCGTGGCCGCCGAACGGCGCCGCGGCGAGAGACCAAACTCCGCTTCCAGGACGGCCGCGTCCGACGCCAGCTCGCGCATGGCAGCGAAGTGCGGCGACGTGCGCGCTATTGCCTTCGGGTTGCCGCGCTTCGGCTTGGTCACCGCGCCGTGCTCGGCGACTTCGCGCAGGCTGCGATCGTAGAGGACGTAGGCGACGACCAGGCGCTGCAGCGCGTGCACGTTGCCTGCCGCTAGAAGCTTCCGATCGCGCAATTCGGTGGTGACCCGGCGCCAGTGTTCGGTCACCGCGCCTATCTCGAGCTCGTCGTTGAACAAGCTTTCCCAGTCGGGCTGCTCGACGATGCTGCCAGTGTCCTCAACCAGTTTCATTGCTGCCTGCTCAAACTCCGTTTAGCGTCGGCACAGCACAGTGCGGAGCTTGGAAATGACGATCATCATCTACCTTGGGGTAGCAGCGGCTGGGCTGGGCCTGATGGCTGCAGCGTTTTGGCTCAAGGCCAGTTACGCCGGATCCGTTGACGAGAAGATGGAATGGGTTTCGCTCGCGGCTCTTTACAGCGCCATCGCCGGGGTGACCGCAGTGGGCACCGCAATGATCGTCGCTATGCCGTTCATTCTTTTCCAGCTCGTTCGTTGAAACACATCACCCCCTAAAGGGGTGGCCCCAACTTTTATTTCTGAATTTGCTCTCAGTGCGAACGCTTGCCCCAGCCGGTCCGCCCCCTAAGGCGCCTTAGACTTTCGACACCCCCGCCCCCTGCCTCGACCTTAGTCAGAGGTTCCAGGGATGAGCGCCCACCGGCCGACCATTAATGTCAACGGCGCCGGTCATTCGACCATGCTCTTCGCGCTGCTTGATGATGTCGTGATGGTCGGGACAAAGGGGCTGCCAGTTTGACCTATCCCAGAACAACCGCTGATCATTCTTGTGCGCGATGATGTGGTCGACCACGAGGTGCATTCGCCATGGGTTCGTCTCCAACGTCCCATCAAGGTGCATAGTGCCTGGGTTGAGCAGCCCAGTCTTCTCGCACTCTCGGCAGAACTGGTTGTCCGGTTCAGCAAGGAAGGCCGCGCGAGCCTTGTCCCAGGCGGCGGTGTACCCACGCTTGCGGGCACTTGTCCGTGTCATCAGGCTGCCTGCTGTGGTGCGTGATCTTCCTCAGCTGATCGACAATGGAAGGTGGTGTTCACGGCATAAAGCTGGCGCCGGTTCTGCACCCGATCGCCACCGTGGCGCTCCAGTGCATCAATCATCATCTGCCGGTGCGGCTGCCAGCGATCGAAGTCGCCGTTGCATAGGTCGTGCAGAAGATCCATCGCGTCCGTCCAAGCTTCGCGAAAGTCCTGCTGGTTGGTCGTGTACCTGCCGTGAAAGCCAAGGGTAGCGCCCTCTAGCCGACGCTTCACCTCGGCAACCAGCTCGTCATTGGGGCAGGCATGGAGATCGAGCATTTGACCTCCAAAGGCCTTAGAGTGGTAAGTTCTCACCGGCCCGGACAGAGAAAAAGATGCAATTTCCCAGAAGCAGAGCAGAGGCTGAGGGCACTAAGCACGAGGCGCTTTGGCAAACCCCGCCGCATTGGCCCGATCATGTAAGGCTTGTGCCCATCGCCGACTACGACAAGTGGGGGCTGGATGGATCGAACCAGCTGTATTGGGACGGCGTCCCAGTTTTGACCCGAAATACCATTCGCTTGGAAGGCTGGACGCTGTTCTTCGCCGCTGCGGCAACTATGGCGACCGCCGTATCGGCTCTTTGGCCAATAACCCTGCATTTCCACTGGTTCGGCTGGTAAGGCGCATAAAAAAAAGCCCGCCGAAGCGAGCCGTGTTTCCAATGCGTGAAGCATCAGCATGCCTGATATATGCGCTTCATTGCCCCGCTTCGTCAACTGTCGACTATGGGCTGGGAAGCTGACATTCGGCATTTGGAGCCATCGGGCTGTTAAACAAGCGCTTGGGCTTTGCAACAGCCTTCTAATCGATTTGCCAGTCGGCTCTGGCGCAGATTCCTTGAATCTTAGACGAATTTATATTCAACAATGCATCACAGATCCCTCCGCACGTGCAAAGATTCATCTGCATTGTCTTAGTGCGGTAATTTTGGATCATCTTGCGAACTTAACAGGTATAGGTCGATGAGCGCCTTTGCCCGCTCCAAACAGACGGCCTCTCCCTTTTCCAGCGTGGCCGAAACCTTCGTTGGTAATGGTGCAGAAGATGACTGCTCCATAATCTCTGCCGACAATTCGCTGTCGCCCAGAAAAACGATGACATGCCCTCGATAGAACGCCAGCATTGCAGTTCCTCAAAGGATGCTGCGCTACTAAGCAACCGCGAGGCGAGTGGTTTCAAATTATGTAAATTGGTTTGGGCGGAACGAAACCGCCGTTGCGCAGGTTCACGAGAGCGAGAAGAAACTGCCCAGCCAAAGCGCTGGGCTTTTTTCTACGCCGCCTTGCCGTCGATACTTGCGGCTTTTAAGCGCTCACTGCACATGTGATGCATCGTTAAGCGTGGTGTCGTGTTCGCCTCCTACATTAGGAGGTCGCATGACCGAGAGTTTTAGCGTCCTCATTGTCGAAGATAATGCGTTGATAGCCGCACATATGGTTTGCATCGTTGAGGACGCCGGCGGCACGGTTTTGGGGCCAGCCAAAAGCGCAGCATCAGCACTGCTGCTTATTGATGCCTTCGAACCGCCGGACGCAGCCTTGCTGGACATCAACATCACCGATGGGCTCGTTTATCCGGTAGCAACACGACTTACGGAAATTGGGTGTCGCTTCGCGTTCGTTTCCGCCGTGCGCCCTATGCACATTCCTTCACAATTCGAAGGGATCGAAATCCTGTCTAAACCTGCTGACACCAAAGCTGTCACAGAGTGGCTGCTGAATTAG